AAAATACTTGAGTTGTTTCATCACCAGCAATATAAGTTCCACCAGGATCTGTCCAACTTATCTCCGAATTGTTTTTGTTTTTTCTATACAACCAACTACAACCATCAGTTGTTTTTGGAACATCTAATTCTTTACCAACACCCTCATCCCATTCTTGACTTAGGGGATAAGCAGCAATTGTATATTCTTCGCTTAATCCACTTGTTCCTTCTGTTTCATAAAGTCTAAGATTTAACTGATAGTCATTTGGTAAAACAGATGAGCTAATATAACTTTCTATTTCATCAGTATCAAACTGAAGAAGAACTCTTGTTTGATAAGAAAATGTTCTATCAAAAAATACTTTTTTTAATTCAAGTATCTCGTCTTGTCCCGTGTTCTTATCCTTAAAGTCTTCGCCAGTAATTGAGTTTGAACCACTATTGATAAAAGTATCTTTGGTTGTAAAAAAATATCTATGCATTATATTACCTTCCCATAAATGTCTTGATTTGGATTTTTTAATTCAAATACTGCAGGTGATATAGATGGTCTATAGATACCATCTTGAAGAGCTTCGTTAAAATTAAATTGAAATCCATAATTATTATCATCTCCTATAACCTCACCATCTCCTTTATAGTAGTATAATTTCCTACCACTAGCATATTCATCGTTTCCATCTTGAAATAATATTAATTCTTTTATTCCAATTACACCATCTAAACCTAATATATTATATTGTAAATCATTTATATTAATTGATTGTCTAAACTGCATTTTCTCTACTTTAAAAAAGTCTTTGATAGTTTGAATTACATTTAATTTAACTTCCGTTGGATTAAATCTTCTATCAACATTTACTTTAAAATTAACACCAAAGTTTATTATGTAGCCGGAAAATAGATTATCATTTAAAGTAAATCCAAAATCAACAATATCATTAATCATTCTAAATTGATTAAGGTAAGTAGCTATATTTTGTAAAATAAGTTGAGGTGTTTGTACTAATTGTTTATTTTGATTGTAAGAAAGAGTAGAAACCAAAAGAGTTCCACCATCTAATCTTTCTACATAAGCTTTAGCAATACTACCAAACTTTGTTGGAATACTTTGTATTCTTGCTGTATAATCTTCTTTGGTTACACAACGAAGTTGAGTAGCAAAAAACGCACTAGCATTATTTTTAATCTCATCTACAGTTTGACCATCTGTCCCACCAACACTAGGTTCATCGTTTGTCACGGATATAGTAACACCATCAGGAGCATTATTTATATTGGTAAGTTCTCCAGCTTGAACATTTGATGTAGCACCACCACCTACTCTATATGAAAAAGTCATTATAGTATTTGCTGGAGTTTCACCTAAGTTTAAATTATTTCCAATTGTAGAACCTATAGCACCAGGTATATCAGCAAGATTGTTTCCATTTATTGTTACACCAACTTGTTCTACCGAATCTACATTTGAACCGGAATTACTAAATCTAAATAATCCATTTCCAAAACAAACCTTATACGTTTGTGTATCCTCATCAAACTTTGATATAAATTTTTTGTTTGTTTTTATATATTCAGCAACATAAGGAACAGGTATAGTAGATAAACTATCAGTAGCATCACCTTGGTCATAAGCACTATCTCTAGTAGCATCATCACTATAATGAGTTTGATTTAAAACTTTTTCTTGTGCTAAGTAATCAACCTCATACCATGTAAGTGCCGATGAATCAGTACAACTTAATACTTCAACTATATCATCTTCACCTAAATCTAATTCTAAAAATTTAGTTGGGTTTGTTATAGTAAATGATTTTGTTTTGGTTTGACCCGAAACAGCTCTTACATATCGCGTTAGGGTATAAGATTCTGCTTCTCCATTACTATCTAATGTTGGAGCACTTATAGCGGGATCACCAGAACCACTTGATGTAAAATCTATTTCACTAGTTGTTTCAAAAAGTATTTGTGAATCTACACTTGACGCAATTTGTAATCCACTATCTATCGAAGATGGTGCTTGCCCATAATCAGGTGTCCCATCTGCTTTTGCATCTATAGTGGTAGTAACTTTTAAACGAACAACCGATGGAGTTTTATTGGGAACTTTATACCCTAAGAACTCTGATAATCTTCTTACATTTCTTTTCTCGGTTGCAGTTGCTATTAAGTTTTCTTTATAATTGTAATCAATATAATAAGAAAGAACATCACCAACATAACTTGATAATTCTATTAACATCATACCAGGTGATGTTTCGTTAAAATCTTTATATGTATCAGGAAAGTAAGCTTTAGTATATTCAATCAAGTCAGCTTTAATTGTACTGAAATCTTTACTTGTATAGTTTACATTTGTTTCTATTAGTTTTTGTTTATCGGTATATGCCATTAGTAAGCTCCATCGCCTGTTGCTGATGAGGTTTCATCACCCACACCATCAAATGTAACTTGAACACTTTCCGTAGCGTTAGGTGTTCTATTTATATTAAATTCTATGTTTATAGTCACTTGATTTATGTCATCCCTTCGGTTAACTTCAATGTTTCTTAAATTAACAAATGGTAACCATCTCTGAAAAACATCCACAATATCATTTTCAATTTGAATTGAAAGGTCGTCTGTCATCTGCTCAAATAAAAGTTGTTTTAGATTCATACCCAAACCAGGTTGAAATAATCTTTCACCTTGATTGGTTTGTAGTAAAAGTCTTATATTAGTTTTTACAGCCTCAATAGTAGTTTTAGTTGTTGTAAAATACCCATCTCCACCAGCAACCCTAGCAAATGGAAAGTCTATTCCAACTGATACTCTACTATCTTGGTCTTCTACAAATCTATCTTTTCTATTATCTAGTATTGGCATTATTCACTACCTTTTTTTACTACTCTTAGTTTAACTAAAGAATTATCCGATGCACTTTTACCTAATAATGAGCCATTAGCAGTTTGACCATTTACATCCACATCAGCAGTTGAATCTATAAATGGAAGACCTGGCGCTTTACCTTGTAATGATATAGGTGTGAGTGGTGGCACTAAACCAGCTCCTGGAGGTCCTGGTGCAGGTATTGGTGCTATATTTGATACACTCCCAACTGGTATAAAAACAGGTGCACTTAACTTATCTACTTTAAATTCTTGAGCTAAAATAAATGTCTGTATAGCTTTGGATAAATCTTCTGCTAACTCATCAACTTTCTTTTGACCATCGGATGTAGCATTAACATTATCTTCACCAAGGTTTTTTACAAAGGCAGCATATATGTCGGATTTAAGCCCCATTTCTAAACTTTTCCTTTTCTTCTACTTTCTTCATTACACCTGAATAATCTTTGTTAAGAGCATTAGCTAGATGGTCAGGTAAACCAGCAGTATCTTCGGTTACAGATTTTGTTTCTGCTTCTTTATTTATATTTTTCCATTCACCTGAGTGAGCAGTTTCTTTTAAGATATCATTTAAGATAGAATCTTTAGTCATTGGAACTCTTGTGTTAGATACTGGATTATTACCAGTAGTAGATGCGGTAGGTTGTGGCGCTCTATCTTCAACTATACTATTAGTTTTACTACTAACTAGCGCTTCATCTAACTTTTTCTCCAGTACAGAAAATTTATAATCTAACTCTTCTCTTATAACTTCTCTTATTAACTTCTTAAATATATTAACCTTCATTATTACTCCTGTTGTTTTGTTCTATGTAATGATGATGACTCAGAAAATTAGGACCATCTTTACCATAATTTATATTTCCATTATCATCTTCAGTTTCAGTTCTTGATTCCAATTGTGTTACTATCTCTGTTAAAGTAAGTATAGGACTTTCAAGTGCCACACTCTTACTCGTACCTAACGGAGCTCCTAAAGCATCAGTAAGTGGTACAGGAACTCCTTGTACAAGAGCATGAGCATTTTTTAATATCTTTGTTATATCCTCTAACATCTTTCTTAACTCATCACCTAATACTACAGGCTCCTTCTTACTTTTTGCTGGTTCTCCTAAATAAATATTACCAGAATTAATAACTGAATAACCTGAATTGTTTAATGTGAAATTCTTTTTAGCTCCAAAATTTATATTTCTATTTGATGATACTGTAAAATCTCCTTGGTCGCCTCTAGCATCAAATGTTATCTTATCAGAAGTGATAAGAATTTGATCTGATGGATTTGCATTATCTAACTCACCAAAGTTATAATTAAATATTCCTTCATCACCATCATTACCTTTATTCAATACATAATTACTAGCATCATCAAATATATCTACTGACAATAAAAAATTTGTAGAAAGATTAAAGTTTTGTCTAATTGATCCATTAGATAATAAAGATATAAGAGAACCGTTAACTAATGATTCTTCGGCATATGGATTGTTATTACTTATATTTAGTATAGGAAAAACAGCTTTAGATCCCACTCTAATACCATTACCATGTCTACCTTCTATTAATAAATCAGAATGTTTTGATGTATTGTAACCAAAATCGGATAATAAATCCATTTCTTTGTTTTTACCTTTTTGTAACTTAGTAATTAAGATATTAGAGTGATATTCACTTCCATAACCAGAAGACGGGTCTATATTATCTTTTAAATTAGAATTTTCATCTTCTAGTTGTAAAGAATAAAAATTAGAATTGGAATAATTAGGTTCATTAAATGTATTTAAAGGACCTATATAATAAAATTTTTTTGCTATCAATGAAAATAATACTAAATCACCTCTAGTTATAGAATCACTTATACCTCTAAATAATGGTCTAGCTTTTATTTTTTTTTGTACAATGGGTAGAGTTCCATTAAGAGATTTTATTTCGATTATTTGAGATGAAGTTTGCTCCTCATCTTGTCTGTCTTTATCATTATTATTAATAAAAACTTTATTTACAAAACCTAAATTAAATTCTATGGATTTACTAACTACATCATCAAAAAATCTATTAGCCATTATGTCTTTCCATACTTACTTCTTATATCAGACATATCAACAATTTCATCTTTTTTCTTTTGTAAATCAGTTGTTACATCTTCGAGAGTTGCCATTAGTTGTTCTTTCTCTTCTTCAGAAAGTAAAGCAGCACTACCATCATCGATAGTTTGCTTGGACATAATGCGTTGATATATAGTAGCTAGTTTGACAAGGTTATCATCGTTACGAATACCCACATCCATTAACTCTTTGATTATAGGACCTACAACAGCTATGTCCTCTATACCTTGGATATAGCCATGAACTTCCTGAATCAATAAGTCAATCTGAGTTTTTTTTAACTTAGTGTTTTCGTATATCTCTTCAGATAAATCTGAAAAGTTTTTATCACCGAATATTTTATAATCGTTTTCCATACATATAAATATAGAACGGATTTAGAATTACACTAAAGAACCTGTATATCTTAGGTTGTCTATATGACCACGGCTAAGAACTTCTTCTTGGATTCTAGGATAAATTTTACGAAATGTATTAGTGACTTGAGTAATCTTAGATGTCTTAACATCTGTCATTTCTCTAATCATAATGTATATTGCTTTCTTATTAAAATTATCAATGTTATCTTTATTCTTACATAGATATAATATAGATTCAGCAATATCTCTATCGGCTGGTTTTGGAAAAAGTCTTTCTATATTTTCTTCAAAATATTCCATAGTCTTTTTAAATATATCCGAAGATGGACTTTTTTCTATCACTTCATCATCAACACCTTGTGTATAAAGAGTATCAACATCATCGTGAATTTTTACTTTTTTATAGTTAGCATTATTATTTAGTATAAGATAATTCTTTGCTACTACAGAAAAATAACTAAAGGCTTTACTACCTTTGGTTTCATCAAACTTGTGCATATTGATTACAAGATTGGATACAACCTCTTCTTGTAAATCTCTAAACCCATAACTAAAATAACTAAACTTAAATGTATTAATTATGTTTTCAGCAAGTTTAAGAAATGCTTTATGAATTTCTTCAGTATAAATTTTATTTCTTTCTGATGGTCTTTCACAATGATTATATCTTACGATAGCATCATGAACTGGTGTACCAAAATATATTTTACTTTTTTTCTTTCTTTTTTTCTTTAATGGGGGCATCTTCAACCTCTGTTTCAAATAAACTATTTAATTCATTACCAAGTCGTTTTATCTCTGTAAAGAAAAAACCGACTTCATCATCGGACTCGAAAGTCCCTCNGTCATCTATTTTTTTAAGTTGAAGTTTTATTGATTCTACTGTATTATTTATATTTAAAATTATGTTTTCATAGTCGTTGATACGGCGTAATGCATAGAAAGCTACCAATCCTAAAAAGGTAGCTATTATTCCAAGTGTAACG